AACTGCAAGTCCAACCCAACCAACTGCAAGTCCAACCCAACCAACTGCAAGTCCAACCCAACCAACTGCAAGTCCAAATCCAACCCGATTCTCAAGAAGAAGAACAGAGTTTATCAATTCTTTCCATTCTTGACGCCACTTCTACTATCCAAATTATAGAAAAACAATTCGGAATTTCATCCACATCGAAATAAATAATTTAAGGATTAACTATTAAACTTTTTAACATGGAACCTTCAATCGAGCAAACCAGCATCATAGAAACCGTTTCGCAAAACAAAAATGTAATTGTCAACGCCGTCGCTGGTTCCGGCAAGTCAACCACCATTTTGTTTATCGCGAAACAATTCCCCGAAAAACGAATGACCCAACTTACATACAATTCCCAATTGCGGCATGAAATGAATGACAAAGTTAAATATGAAGGTATCGAAAATTTAACCATACATACATATCACAGTCTGGCGGTTCGCTATTATTCACCGCAAGCTTACACCGATACGGAATTGAGACGCATTCTTCGAAACCGTATTTCACCGCAAAATAAAACAAAAACAATCTGCGATATTCTCTTGATTGACGAAGCCCAGGACATGACTCCTCTCTATTTTCATTTTGTCTTGAAATGGATACGCGACAATGTGCAGGGAAAATTTCAATTGGTTATTTTGGGTGACGAGAAACAGGGGTTGTATGAATTCAAAGGTTCCGATACAAGATTCCTTACTTTGGCGCATTTAATATGGAATTCCAATTCACAATTGAAAACCGATGAATTTGTATTCCACGAATTAAAAACATCGTATCGTGTTACTTATCCCATGGCTTCCTTCGTCAACGACGTCATGCTGGGAGAAGAACGGTTGTTTGCTTGTCGAGACGGTCCTCCGGTCAAATACATTCGCAAATTCGTCGTGGAAGCACAATACACAATGATGCATATGATTCGGTCCATTCTAGAGAACCGAGACAACAAACCCGACGACATTTTTATCTTGTGTGGGTCTCTCAAAAATTCCGTACGGAAATGGGAAAATCTTTTAGTAAGTAAAAACATTCCATGTTATTTGCCGCTCATAGAAATGGATGGATTGGATGAACGCGTCATTCGCGGAAAAGTGGTATTTTCTACATTTCATTCCGTCAAAGGACGACAACGGAAATTCGTCTTTGTGGTTGGGTTCGACGACAGTTACTTTGATTATTACGCGCGTGATTCTCCCCGCAATCAATGTCCGAATACGTTGTATGTCGGTTGCACGCGTGCCACCGAACAATTGATTTTGATGGAAAAACACAACAACTACGAAGACAAACCATTGACCTTTCTGAAAAAAACACACAGTCAAATGAAGCGTGAACCGTACATTGATTTTCATGGGCAAATCAAAGCCTTTTCCTGGGACAACGCGGGCATGAAAAAAAACAAAAACGAATACAAACATTATTTGACCCCCACCGAACTCATTAAATTCATACCCGACGACCTGTTGGAATCGTTGTCGGCATCCATCGATTCTCTGTTTGTGGATGTTACCCAAGAACGCGAAGAAATACCCATTCCGGTCGTCATTGAAACCGAGCAGGGGTTTTACGAAGACGTCAGTGATTTGAACGGCATTGTCATTCCCTTTTTTTACGTCTCGCGAGAAACCAACAATCCGGACATTTTGTTTCAAGTAGTCGAAGAATGCATCCACCAACTTCCTTCAGGACAACATGAATTTTTGAAAGAATGCTTCACTTCCTGGTCGTACACGGGGTCAATTGCCGACAGTTTGTTTTTGTCCAATCTCTACGCGGCTTGCAACGAGAAATTGTATTATCGATTGCGTCAAATACAATTTCACGAATACAATTGGTTGTCCCCTACCATTATAGAATCGTGTGCATCTCGTATTCAACAAGTGTTGAACAATATGGAACATACGGAATTTCTCGAAATGGAACAAACCATCTTGTCGGCAGAAATGACGATAGAAAACGAACGCATTCACAACGCCCTTCAATCTCATTTCCCCGACCGACGATTCTTTTTCACGGCGCGCGTGGATATGATCACCACGGATGTGATTTGGGAGTGGAAATGCACATCACATTTGACTATTGACCATTTTCTACAAGTTCTCATTTACGCGTGGATATGGGAAACCATTCATCCGGAAGACACTCGAGAATTTCGTTTGTTCAACATTAAAACTGGAGAGATGCATTTGTTGACTGGTCACGCAAGCGATTGGCAACCCATCGTAATTGCCTTGCTCGAAAACAAATACAACAAACCTCGTCTTGCCGACAATGTCAGTTTCGTCGAGAACATGCGACGATACCAACCAGGAGTCTGTTTCACTGCAAACACCATAGGAGAGCTTTGATGCCATCAAACAACCCCCATCTTGGTCGACGTCACCTTCAATCCATCTTTCGTTGTAATACAAAAACAGGCGCTACCCCATAAAATGAGGAACATTATATTGAAATGCCGCACACAAGACCCCAGTTCTCCTTGGTCGTATACGGGTGGCATTTTGTGGCGCAAATCGGCGACGTCATATATTTTATATCCTCAATTTAAAATGACCGACCATATGTCATACAAAATAGTGTAAAAAATATAAGTATATAAGAAAAGAAGGTATGTCTATCGTTACATTGAAACGCAAAACCAACGCTCTATACAAAAACAGCAGTGTAGGAATGAAGCAATTCTCAGTGGAAGGGACACGACGCAATAAGGGATATGTAGGTCAAGATACGTTGGGACGCACCATTTTGAAAACTCCCTTTCGCGGAAACACTCCTCGAGGGGCGGGGGGGTGTTGTGGCGATTACAAGACATCCATTCTTGTGCCATACGGCACCCATACGGTTGAAGATACCACTATAGTGAAATCTTCGACTCTCTCCAATTACGGTTACCTAGCCACGAGGTTTCGTTGGATTCGACGACCGGCACCCTTTTCTACCGTGAAAATCGACAACAATTCAAAACTCAATACGGCTCAAAGCAGTTTCATCGAACGATTGCGTCGAAACGTTGTTGACAGCATCGACGTTTACAACGAGACGCATTCCACCGTTCCGCCCCTACGTGTTTTACCTAAATTGCCGTTTGTTGTTCCTTGCCCTCCCATTACAAAATCCGTGGGACCACTCACTTATTCTCAATACCTATTGCAGGTCAACCAAGCCTGCACGGCCAACGACGCGCCAGTTGCGCGGCCGGTGAGCAGTACACCCCTGCCGGGATAACCCTTATGATGGAAATATAAAATTGAATGTTATGTATTTTTCTTTGTGGAATACATAACATCCCTATGCATCAACCAAAAGAAAACAAAGATGCAACAGATTATATACTCTCTCTCAACGAAAAGGAAAGACGCGGATACGAGATTGCAAAACAATGCTTGGGATGTGCCTTTTCTCTCGAAAAAAGCACGGGATACATTCATTATACACTGGCAAAATCCGCGAAAAAATAATCCGAATTGTCTTCTTCGGTGTGTTGTCTGTGTTGCTTCTTTTTGTATTGCGAATAAGTAATTACATTTTTCACGGATTCATTATGCGTGTTGGCAACCACGGGAGAAGGATGGGACAATATCTTCAACTCCTTGATGGTTCCTCCTCGGATGAATTTGTTCTTTCTGTATTCATCTTTTTGTTTCTTGTGTGCGGCGGCGGTTGGAAACGACGGCGGATATTCTTCGTAATCCATATAATAAATTGTTCTCTCCAAAGGGGAAGCTTCTTTCAACAAACGCAAATCCATGAAAAAATCATAACAATGGAAACGTTTTACATATTTCATCGCCACGGCATTCAACAACACATATGTAAGCGACGCCGCCGCGTCCGAATGATAGACAAATCCACCACGATAGACATCGTACCACATGACAATGTTTCCCATTGGCGTGTATTCCATCAAAATACGACTCTTCCATTTTTTTTCGATTTCGTTCTCGCGTTTCATTTCTGTTTTGTACCATTCCAACCGATACAATTCGGGGTCAATGTTGTCGTTGCTTGCTTGTTGGTTCGTCCACGCTTCGTATTGCGCTTTGATGTATTTGTGTTTGTCGTCCAGTTGCCGTTCTTGCGGAATTTTACGAGTGCGACGATGTTTCCACCAACAATACCCCACAACCACTGCCGGAACGGCAAGGGAAAGCAAAACACACATTTTTCGCGAGAAAAACATGGTGGTGTAATTCGATTTTCTTTATTTACCAATTATCTTTTATATTATCTTGTTCAACCGCGATTCAAATACAATATCCATTTCTCGCGACAAGACTCGGATTTCGATGCGTTCATACGTATCATGTTCTGGGTGCAAACATATCAAATACATTCCCGTGATACGTATGCCGTATTTGTCTTCCAAGATTCGTTTGTATATATTGAGTTGCAGGCTGTAATGCCAATAATTCGTATCGGGGAGATGTTCCAAACCGCTGGTGGACGCCGTTTTTCCGTAGGAATCATCATACACGATTTCACGGCTACGTTTCCAATCGTAAATTTCGTAGCTCTGCGTTTTTTCGTTGTAATAGACCATATCAATCGACCCGCATATTTTGTATTCTTCGTAGAATACGGTCCATTCTGTACGGTATGGTTTCAAATGAGCATAATCTTGGCGGAATTGCAGGAATTGTTTGAATTCAATGGAATCGTTGGAAACTGTCATTCCGTTGGAAAAACATTCAATGTCGTAATGTATTTTGGTTCCTTGACTTGATGCCTCTCTCGAATTGTTGTCCCACATTTTCAAAATCTGTTCTTTATTCAATCCATAATACTTGTCTTTGGGGTCTTGAGTTCGACCTTTGCGTACAATGGAATCGGCAATTTTGGACCCGTCGAAGCAGGGGAATTGCTCGTGAACGAGCGACGTGGTTGATATGTATTTGCCCGTCTCTCCGTGAATGGTGTAGACATGACCTTCTTCGTGAAATTGAATGAAGGCATCTCGCGGATGACGATGAACCGATTGCAAAAGCATAATAGATTTTTTGTGTTTGTGTGCGTTGGGATAAGAATTGTGTCGCATTTCAATTTTTATAACGATGCCCAAATACTTTTGCGAATGTCTCTCAGTCGATGTTCGTGTCTGAATTTGTATTCGTTTATTTTGCAAAACTGTACAATTTCGATTTCCTTTTCGCGTTCGGTTTTGAGGATGGGGGCCATTGTCTCAAAGTAATAATCGTGATATTTCAGATTGATGATTTCCAACAATTCCTTCAATTGGTTCAATTCTATGGCCTTCCATTCCAGCGAAGGGTCCAGATGCTTCAACAATGTATACTTTAGACAATCGTGATAGGGGAAATCATTCAATCTCTCGTATTCGTTCGACGATAGAACTATCTCGTTGAATAGTGCTTCAGCACGTGTTTGATTGAATTTCCTAGTGCGATGACTGTTGTGTATGACCTCTATTAACAATTGCACTTGTTGTTCCAATTGCTGTACGCGTTTTTCTAGTTCGATGTAATTTTCATTCATTCTTTTTTATTTTGTTTCCTTTTTTATTTATGTTCAATTTTTTTAATATATGGACATACATTATACACAAATATGCATATTCGTCGCGGTGGCAAAAAAGGTGGCATGAATATCGAGGAGGAAATCGAACCCCCCGTGGATTCCGTGAACAAGGTGGCCGATACCGTGAATGAGGTCGAACACGTGGAGGAGGCCGATACCGTGAATAACAATGAGGACAAAACCGATACCGGGCAACCGGGTGGAAAAAGAAAACATAAGAAGCGTACTCACCGCAAAAGCAAAAAGTATACAGGTGGTCGCCGCCGCAACAAAAAGGTCACACGTCGACGCCGCTATTATTGACCAAATAATATATAATGTTGAAACCCACGGACAACAAAATGAATTTAGAGAAAATTTACAAGGACAATGCGGAACACAACACTATAGGTTCAACGATGTTCAGGGACAATTTGTCCAAAAATCGAGTGTCAGCCGACCGTGGAGAGGCGGAAGGAAAAACGACCGTTTTTTATATTTTCTCGTGCTTGAACAATTGTTGCAATGGTGGAACTAAAAAGTAAGGGGATACATCATACATAGTTGGGTGGTCCATGTTTTCTCTTGCGTCTAGCTTCAAAGTCTATGGAAAGGGTTCAACGAACTCGCCGCCGCGAGAGGTGGCGGGTACAAAATGGAGCCACGCCTCCATTCGTATGCTGGACCGCGTAGTGGGTGAACCTTGTTCGTCTTGCCGAGAAAAACGGACAAAAAAAATTACCTATGTAAAATAAACAACTCAAACGGTCTCGATGAATTCTTCGTATTTCGACGACAAACGTCTGTTTCACGAACCTACAGTGGAACAAGTCAACAGCCACATGGTCATGAGCAATGTAGTGCCTCCTTTGCGCAAAAAATATGTCAACATTGATACAAGATTCCGCGACGATTACGACTCTTCGGCGTTGGCCCAATATACTTTGACTTTGCCGGAAAAACTCACCAAAATCAAAACCATGACTGCCGTTCAGGCCGAAATACCGATTTCGTTCAACAACATTAGTTCGTATTTGAACAATTCGTCCCTTGTGGCGCAAAGTCTCAGTGGTGAAATTGTAACTGCCACTCAAATTTATACCATTCCGGATGGGTTTTACACCAGTAGTACACTCGCCACATACATTGGGGCTCATCCTATACCATTTTTGAGTTCGTATTCTTTGACCACCGCGAATCATTCTACGTTTGCCGTGGATTTGAGCGGTTCAACCAGTGTACGCGTTTCGTTTTCTGTAGATATCAGTGGTCAATTTGATAAATTTTCTCTCAGAAGCAAATTGGGCTGGTACATGGGATTTCGAAAAGCATCGTATACGTTCACGACGGGGGGGTCATGGGTCTCCGAAGCCGCAGTCGATTTGACATCACCTCGTTATTTATTTTTGGTCGTGGACGATTTCCAACATAGCATTACGGGGGATACATCTTTTGTTTCGCCGTTGTATCGCAGCATTATAAATAAAAATATTCTAGCGAGATTGTCCGGGGGGGTAATTCAAGTCAATCAGGGATGTGTGTTTTCCAATGTATACGATTTCAACGAATATACGGGATTGGTGTCGGAGACCCGCAAATATCCGGGTTCTGGTGGGCAAATCCAGAGATTGCTGATTTCGTTGGTGGATGAATTTGGGCGTATTTTGGATTTGAATGGACTCGATTTTTCGGTATGTCTCAAACTGGAATGCGAATAAATATTTAACATCCTATAGTAATATGGAAGTTGCCTTGTTGGAATTAGGGGTTACCGTAGGTATCGAAGCCACCAAATCGTACTTGAATCATCGACAACAATTGATAGACGAACATCGCGAAGACGAATTGATTTCGAGCCGTGTGAATAAATATCTACGAGAACAATATATAAATATGTCCACTTCTCGTGACAACACACCGGTAAACAGCAGTCCACTCATCGCGCCTTCGCCAACGACGACGGAAACGACCACGTCTAAAATTCGCGATTTTTTGAGAAGTATCACTCCGGTTCGCCGTTCTGCTCCGGCGTTGGCCGACTCTGTCCAACCCGAATTTCAAGAATTCGTTCGTAAATTGCTAGTATTCATTCGCAACGAATCGATTTGTCAAATCGAAAATCCAGACAGTCATTTGTTGAAACACAAACACTATCAACAATTGTTGACTCTATCGTTGATTGAGCAACAGCAAAACAATTGACCTGCTCTACTTTTTGATATCCGTGAAATCCTTCAGATACGATTTGATTTCGTCTTGAAATTTGTCGTTGATTTCCAATTCCTCGACACCTTCTGCCATTTTCAGGCTTTGGTATTGAATTTCGCGCGATTCCAAAAATCGCTTAAACAATTCCAATTTGAAGCGTGACGTCAGTACAACTCTCATTTTGTCTATGTTGTTAATAAATAATACAAAGAATCTATTTTCTTTGTATTACAATAATAATGGAACGACAGAAATACAAAATTACCAATTATACTAAACGCCGAGCTAAACAATGGGGTGTGGAAGTCCGTCCCTCCACGAGAAAAAACAAAAAAATCGATGTTTTCAAGAATGGAACCAAAATTGCTTCCGTGGGGGCTTTAGGAATGGGCGATTACCCGACATTTATTGCGACACGCGGCAAACGATTCGCGGAATCCCGACGAAGATTGTACAAGCAACGTCATTCCAAAGACCGGTTTCGCAAAAATACGCCGGGGTTTTATGCGGACCAATTGTTGTGGTAGCCCTTTGCAAAAAATTGAATGACTGGTTCCGTGGGATGCAAAGCGAGATACGAAACAAATGAATTTTTCAAACGAGCAGTTTCACGTATTTCAAATTGCACAACAAGGTTTCAATGTATTTATTACCGGTCCAGGAGGAACTGGTAAAACACATTGGATTCATTCCTTCGTTAAACACATGTCTCTGGCCAACAAACGCATCGTTGTATGCGCCATGACGGGATGCGCGGCGGTCTTGTTGAGTGCAGTGAAATCGCGAACACTTCATTCTTGGTCGGGTTTGAAGTGGTCCAAAGGGGAGAGAACCAACATTATAGAACGTGTTGTCGCCAATCGCAATTCGGTGTCGAATTGGCGGAACACTGACATTTTGATTGTGGACGAAGTGTCTATGATGTCGGTCAAAGTGTTTGAACTGTTGGATTGCATTGCAAAACGGATACGCCGAAACAACCATCCGTTTGGCGGCATGCAGGTCATTTTCGTGGGCGATTTCTTTCAATTGCCACCTGTGGGAGAACACAACGACCCCACTTCGTGGCAATTTTGTTTTCTCTCGGAATTGTGGGGGGCTACATTTGAGACGCGGCAATTCGAGTTTCAAACCATGTTCCGACAACGAGAAGATGAGTATGCCCAAGTGTTGAATGAGATACGGTTGGGTAATTTGTCACCACGGGGGGAATCGTTGTTGTTGTCTCGCGTCGTTTCTCCAGAAGAAATTCCGGAAGACAACACGACACGCATTTTACCTACAAAACAAAAGGTGGATTCTGTCAATCAATTGTATTATTCTCGGTTGACGGGAGAAGAAGTGGTGTTTCTCCCGGTGGTGAATCGCGATTGTCGCGTGTATTTGGACAGTGGCACACCGATTCCGTCGTATCTGTTCAAACCGCCTTCTCTTTCCATGGCCGAAATGGAAATCAAACGACTCAAGGGGTTGGTGGAAGAACGCGTCGTATTGAAAGTGGGGGCTTGGGTTATGTTGACGTGCAACGTATCCATAGAAGAAGGGTTGACGAATGGTTCCCAAGGAAAAGTAATTGGGGTGGAAGACGGACAGAATGTTGTGGTTCAATTTCACCATGGCGTGTGTCGTCGTATTTCTCCCCAATTTTGGCAAAGCGAGGAATTTCCTTGTTTGGCGGTGGGTCAACTTCCCTTGGTCTTGGCATGGGCAGTTACTATTCATAAAATACAAGGTGCTACATTGAATTGCGCCCAAATGGATTTGGGGTCCTCCGTCTTCGAATATGGTCAAACATATGTGGCGTTGTCTCGCGTCAAATCACTGAACAATCTGTACATTCAAGAATTCGACTCCTCCAAAATCAAAGCCAATCCATTGGTAAAACAATTCTACGCCAATTCTATGACTAAGTACGAGTCGTCGCAAGAACCACCCAACCAAAACAATCAAACAAAATACATATATATTTAGTAAGTCGTCGTTATATATTTTACACCTTTTAACATTTCAAACGCCGATTTTTATATAGCACAAATTATATAAAAATTATCCCATCTATTAATGAATTTTATACATCCCAAAAATGCTGTGAATGTAGAAAAGAGTTAAACCATTATAAAGATAAGAATGGGGAAAAAGACCGGGTTAAGTAAGACAATCGGCGTTAAGAAACAAAAAAGATAAGCACGCCTATTGATTTTACATTTTTTAATTATTTTTTATGCTGTAAAAATCGGCGTTTGAAATGTTAAAAAATGTGTAAAAATACATTGAAATTAAAATATATACAATACAAATGAACACGATATTGTCGTCGTTCTTTTGTCGGCAATGCTTTTGTGAATGTTGTTGTTGTCCTTGGCGGCGGCGACGGTCTGTTCCATATTCCGCTGCCGGAAAGAATCACATACAAACAATACCCATTCCTGGAGGGGGGGAAGGAAGTCACATTACCATTTCTATTTCTGCGGCGGCGGACCCCGACGCGATTTTGCAACAAAAAACTGTAATGAACGAATTGAAATCTCGATTGTCACGTTTGATGGAAAAAAAAGCAATCCATAATTAAATACACAATACAGAATACACAAAATAATACATCACATCCAATACAAGTTGCATTCCGTTTCCTGCGACGGCGGCGGTGTTGGTGGCGTTGGCGGCGGTGTTGGCGTTGGCGGCGGTGATTCATTGAAGCAATCCGGGTGTATTTTCTTCACGTCATCCTTGTTTTGACAGTCACACCAGTAGGCGACGTTGTACTCCGTACCCGAACCACAATTGCAACTTCTCCACTCGTAGGGACAAGTACATGCAACGCGACAATAGTATTCACGCGAATGTATGATGTGCCCTTCGGTGCAAAGAAAATAGTGGTACCGACCATTGCAGTCGGGGTCAATGCAACCTATTGTTGTCGTTGTTGTTGTTGTCGTTGTTTCCATAAGTGAGTTTGTAAAAATCAGTATTGTTGGCAATATTTTCAATTTTTGTTGTTTTTTGTTGGTTGATGGTTTGTTTCAGTGTTTGGACTTCCTTCACCAACATTCCTATGATTCCCAAATAATTCAACGATTGCAAATGCTCTCCGTCTTTGTCTCCCTCTACCAAAAAGGGGTACAATGCTTGGACTTCGTGAGCGACAAATCCAATCTCGTGACGCTTGGTTTTTTCATTGAAATAAAAGTACGGCTTCAATTCGTCGATGTCGAACGCGTTCAAGGGCACCAAATGGCGTTTGATGCGATAATCCGAGGGCACATTCAAAGTTCCGTTGATGATTCCGTTGACATCCAAGGCAAACGACGGATTCCAAGTCATGGGTGTGGGGTACCCCACGGCCATTTGTTGTTCTATTGTCCAATTTCCTGAAACCGTTCCGTTGCCCGAAATATCAATGACGTTGTTACTTTGAGAATGGAACAGAGCGGGAGTATAAACATAAAACAGTTCACTTTTCCCCGCCACATTTTGGCTCAAATCGAAATTAACTACATTGGCTGTGATTGCAATTGTTTCGATATCCACCATATAGACTGTTTTCAAATTGTAATTGGTCAACGAATCGAGATTTCCCGAACCATTCAACAATTCTTGGGGGACGGGCAACCAAGTAGAACTTGGATTGAAGACATCCGAGCAATACAATATCAATCCGGCATCCCCGACGGCCACGCCAAGTGTAATTGACCCGACTTGAAATGTCGAGACAGAGCGCAATACACCAGTATTGGTTTGATTGTTGTACCAAGTGGTTCCGGCATCCATTGTATAGACAATCAATGCATAAGGGTCATTCTCGCCTACGACGACAACATTCGAAACATCCACGACGAGAATGTCGGTATAATTGGCGGTTTCTATTCCACTGTAAGAAAACAATTGGTTCAGGTTCGTACTTTCGTAACCATTGATTCGATTCACGATAGGATTGGTGTCCGTGTATCCGATGCTGTATATGTTGTAGTTACCCGGAGACGTTTGACTCATTCTGGCAAGTATATTTTTGTTTATTTGGTCGATTTGATTGATGGTTGTACTGTTTGTATTCAATCTCCATATGGTGGGTTGGTTAATCTTTGAAATGCAAACCAACAGAAAGGAATTGTTACTTATGTCGGTTCCCACATCCACGGAAAAAATGGTTGCCCCTACTAGTGTCGGTGGTAAAATAAATTGGTTCCATGCATTCATTCCATCGGTACTGACAAAAATCAAACTGTTGCTTCCTACAATGACACTGTAATTGTTGTTGTAAATACGAGCATTATAGAAGGAAACGGGAATGTTTAGCAAATCCCCACTGACAATGGATTGCAGGGACCATGTTTTGCCGCTGTTGTTTGATGTGGCGATTTTTTGGTAATATGGCGGTTGGGTGGATGACGGTGTGCCGACTACAATGGCGCGATTGGAGTTGAACGATTGGGATTGGACTTCAAAGGGCAAATTTTGGGTAATGGTTACGCTACTGTTGGTGATATGTACTGGTCCGTTGACGTCCAATACATATTCGTCCGTTCGTGGTTTGTACGTATTGATACCGGTCGTTGTGCGGTATTTGCCCGGGTGTTGACCTTGAACAATGGTTTGGGCGGGAACGTAAGTTTGTTTCGCGTCCGTATATCCCCACGTTCCAAATCCTCGTGTTGTGTCGTAAGGATACCCGCCACCGCCAATTTGTGTCCCAGTTTTGTTGGGTGTCGTGGCATGTAAAAATGTTACGGCTGAATTGTCTCTCGACAACATGGTAACTGCGTGTCCGATTTCAGTATTGTAATAATTGTTGTTGTATTGCAATGTATTGGAAATGTCACGCACAGTGACGGTTTCCTGAAATACATGAAGCGTGGAGGACGACAAGTCCGGTGAGGGAGAGAGGGACAGAGGGGAAAATATTTGGACACTGTTGGAGGCGTCGAGAATCAAAATACCGGATTCGTTGCGTATGACCGCGTCTTGGACGTTGTTGTTGATTTGTTTTTCGTTGTAGAAATGTATTCCCGAACTGACGTCGGTGGTCTGTAGTACAATCCCGTGGAGATTGGTGTTTTGGGCGAGAATATTCCGATTCTTTGATTGCTGACTTTGTACATTTAGGGTTTCTTGGGTTCCTCCACGAATGTCGAGGGTCGAGGTGGGAGATGTTGTGTTTATACCAATGTTTCCAGTGGTGGAATTGGGTATCCCCGTTAGATAAGGTGAAATTTGATTGTTGACCGCGGGCCCCACATAAATACGACCATGCGTTATTACGTTTTCACTTACGTCGAGGTTGCTGTTGGCAAAAACCGCGCCGTTTATACTGATGTCGTTGTAAACTGTAATGTCATTGAATGTTGTGTTCGTGGCACTAAATCCACCCGAAATATCGAAATTTCCGCTTATTTCTAAATTTCCATTGATTTTCAAAGTACCCTGGTAAATGTTTTTGACTTGCAAAGTATTGCATACTACATCGTTGGCGTACGTATTGTTGTTTTGCATGATGTTTTGTGTACCACCATAGGATTTCCAGGTTGCATTTGCCATTATGTTGTATTGAAATGATATTTTTCTTGTATAAAATGATTGTTTATTGTATATTCATGTTCAACTTTTTGAAAAATAAGTTTCATTTGTTTCGTTCTCGCCAAAAAGCCACGGGCACCACGGGTGAAATTCCGAAACATGAAGCAACACTCGAAAACCGGGTTCAAGAAACAAAGGGCACGGACGATATTCAAGAAACAAAGGGCACGGACGATATTCAAGAAACAAAGGGCACGGACGATAACATTATAGAGGATGATGATGCATCAGTGGTCAATCCATTGTTTGTATGCCCACTGTATTCGTTCCTTCCCTCTGGTGTTTCGCGTCCCGAGAGCCAACAAGAAATCAAATATTTGAAATTGAATCACATCAAAGCCGCCATGGAAAACAACGACCCTCTTGAAGACAATTTGCATGTTATCGCCGTGATTTCCAATCCATGCAATTACGCCAAGAGAGTTCGATTGATGCAAGAATTTATACAACGAATGAATTTGGAATCTCGCGTCATTCTTTACATTGTGGAACTGGTTTACGGAGACCAACCATTCAGTATAGTCGATACCAACCATCCGCGTCATCTGGGATTGCGAACCGAAACGCCTCTTTGGCACAAGGAAAACATGGTCAACCTGGGTATTTATTATTTGTTGCCCAAAGATTGGAAGGCCGTTGCCTGGATTGATGCCGACATAGAATTTGAAAATTCGAATTGGGCGGTCGATACTCTCCGTATTTTGAATGGCTGTTGTGATGTTGTCCAACTGTTCAGTCATGCGGTTGATATGAATCCTTCGGAAACAACCATGAATATTTTCAGTAGTTTCGGGTTTCAGTATACCAAGGGATTGCCGTATTCTCTCACCAAAACAATTGATTATTGGCATCCGGGGTATGCGTGGGCTTGCACGAAAAAGGCCTACAACAAAATGGGCAAATTGTTTGATGTGAATATTCTCGGGTCCGGAGATTATATTATGGCGCACTGTTTTTTGGGCCAGGCATCACATATCGTCAATCGCAAATTCAGTTCGTCCATGAATCAACACATTGTTGATTTCGAGGCACGCGTCAAACGATTGCGACTGGGATACGTTCCCGGGGTCATTCGACATCATTTTCACGGGTCCAAAATCAATCGCAAATACATACAACGCAATGACATCATTTACAAATACCATTACAATCCATCGATTCAAATCGCTTACGATTCACTCGGTGTTATCGTTCCCACCAAGTATTTTCAACCTTCGTTCAAAACTGACATTTTGTTGTATTTCTCGCAACGCAATGAAGACGAATGAGAGTACTTACAACTTTTGTTTTTGATACAAACATTCGGCCACAAAAGAAAAATTCCAATTGTTGCCGTTCAAATCCAAGACTGTCCCTTTGTCGGTGTACAAAGTAATGGACATGCGATGAATATTCACTGGACCAAAATATTGTCGCTCTTGTTGTTGCAAGGTTCCACCGAATTCCGAATATATTTGTCCATTCTGCAATCCATTCAATTTCAAAGGAATCACACCAAAAATGTCTTTCACGAAGGGACCCGCCGTGTACGTCTGTATCGGGTTTTGTTGTGCATTCAGCACTTGATTGATGGAATACAATTGTTTCAAGGTTAAACTATTCACCGCCACACTGGGTGCGGAAGTGGCGATTTTGTTTCCCGAAGCATCGCAGGTGAGTATAGCTTGGTTGGCATACGACGGCAACGGTAATTTGGTTTCATTTTTGGTAATTGTTACAACTCCATCATTCAACCGGTTTTGGTTGTAATCATCGAGAGACAACAACAAATAATTGTACAAATTGGTATTCACCGATGTATCTCCTTCCAATACCGCGATTCCACTTGCATCTATATAATTCGACAATTCGTATTTTTGTTTTTCGTGAAATCCCAATATCCATCCCAAAGTGGTGTCCCATGTGGTGTTTCTTACGCTGTTGTCTCCGATGTAACATTTCACGAAACTAACATTGTCATAAAATACCATTTGGTAATCACTAGCACTATAATTTTTGTTTATGTTCCATCGTATTTTTACATAGTTTTGGTTTTTGATGCTAATGTAAGAACCCTTGGTCAATGGGTTGGCGCTCAATGCGGTGTTGATTGCCGACAGCAATTGTGTATACGTGTTGTATTGTTGGTCGGGAATGTTGATTCGAATGTAATTGTAAGGGTACCCTACTTTTTCTCCTCCTTCAAACGTGTAATAATACGCATTGTCGGGGGATTGGGTGGACGTAATCAGTCCGGACACATCCGTGAGGGGTTCGATGAAGAAATAATCGTTTATGCCGCGGAACAATGTTATGCTGTTGTCGTTGACTGGGCTCGTTGCTTGAATCTTTGTGATTGGACCGACATTGGGTTGTTGTGACAATATATATTCATTTTGGGAAAAATGCAGTTGGCTGTTCCAACTGTTTCCTCCGGAAGCATCATAGAGATACATGGTATAGCTGGTTTGGTTTATAATTTTGCTTACGGATACGGCTAGATTGAGAACAAAGGAATTGTTTTCTATGAGACTGTTGTAATAGACAGTGGTGGCTTTCAATGGAAATGTGGCACCCGCTTCCAACGGTTCTTGAAAGGCCTGCAGAGATGCATTGATGTCGGAGGCAATAATGGCGTGGTCGGTGTAAATCCAATAATCGTTGGTGGAAATATCACTGGAGGATTGGAAATTCACGTAATAGGGGTCCATATTTTGCAAAGCCGTTATTCGCGGTAATATGGTAAACAGGGGCTTACCTTTGGGAATGTTGTATTGACTTTGTATGGGCAATTGTCCGACAAATGTTTGTTTCGTTTGGAGAGACCCCGAGATGTCAAATGGGGGAGTAGCATTATAGAAAATGTTGAATGTGGTGTTTAGAATGCTGTCGGTGAAATCGATGTTGTAATCGGTTGTACGGAAAATTTTGTTGATGTCGATGTAAAGTGCAGGAATGGAAGTTGTCGGGTCAATCAAAATCCCCGATATGTCCACGAATTCATAGTTGCTTGAAAAGGCCGTGATATGAAATGCGTCGTTGATGGCTTGTAGATAGCCGGCCAAACTGTATCCGTTGATTGGGTCGAGGGAGTTGGCGACGCGAACTGTAAAATCGTTGAAACTGTTGTCGTACCCGGACAGGTCGCACTTTAAATACAGTATGGGCTGGTTGTTGATGATGTAATTGGTTTGTTTCAGTGGATTTGTGGAATGCGTTTCACACAATTCGTTGAATGTTTGCAACCATTGGAAGCACGAATTGGTGCCGGTCCAAATGGGAAACGGCGAACTTTCTTCGGGAAATTGAATGACAGTTTTGGCGTTGGGCAGGGTTGAAATGATTTTATTGTTCAGTCTCGAAACCAGGGAGAGTGTGTATTGTTCATATGGCTGGTATTCGGATGAGGGGGACCACATTAGTGTGACCAAATCGGAATTGTAAAGGCTCGTGTTTGTGTTCAATGCCGTTTTCAATGCCGTTTTCAGGGCATTTCGTGTGTAGGTTCCAAAGGGCAAAGATAGGGGTACAGTCAAGGTTGTTATTACGGACGACACGTCATACGCGGTGGTCGTGTAAATTCCAGTGCCATTGCCCGTTTCAACGATTTGAGATTGATATTGAATGATTTGAAAATAATTGTTGGTACTGTCCAAGAGATAAATGGCATTGACATCGTCTTCGTTCCCATTGTTTTGGATAAGACTCGACTCGATTCTCTGCAAATAAAAATTGCCCGATGAGGAAACGTCGATGTAGTACGGATAATTGTTGTCTTTCAATCCCAAATATCGAAACAATGTGTCGGCGGGGGGGGTCGAATCCGTCGAACTTGGCATAAACACTTTGTAATCTTGGTTTCCAAACCGATACGACAAGTCAATGTTGAATTTGGACAGAGACGTAAATGTATTGTACGACGCTGCCGTCGTTCCGAAATTCACTTCAGGATTGAGTATTTGCAGTTTCCGGAACGAATTGTTTATGGTGTTGACCAAATCGTTGGGACTGTAATTCCCGGAAGAGATATCGACGACGAAATCGTGTTGTCCATCGTCAATGCCGGGAATAATTCCTTGCAAGAGAATAAAATTGCTTCCGTAATCGCGATTGATTGTGTACCACGTGTAGGGTATGCCAATGGAATACAATTTCAAGGATACGACGTCTTTCAAGGGTTCATTCAAATCAAATGTGAATTGCGTGGAATAGGGATAATGTATATCTCGGTATTGACTGTCGATGCTAATTATTTTTTTGATGGATTGATTCAACAAGGGATTCAAATTGTCCTTGGAGAACGGTAACGCCGCCGTCAACAGTGGCTTGTCTTTCTCCTTATTGTCCTTGTCCTTGTCTTTGTTAGTGAATCCTTCTGTCTCTGCCTCCTCTGGCCCTTCCATGGTTAAAAAAAAATGGTCGTATACTTGATTGAAGAAATTTCTCAATTCCGGACAATGATTGTATTTTTTAATTTTTTCGGTTATGATTGTTTCCAATTCTCGATTGGAAACGCTGGGGGATACATCCAACAATTGATACAATTCGTCGTCGGTGTAATCCATGTATATGTATATTGTTTCATTTTATCCTTTGATTGTTTTATAATATCTTTGTTTGAATATTTGAATTATTTGTTCGACAATATTGTAATCGCGTTTCAATAAATTGTGTATCCATTTGGTGGGGAAGCGTTGGATGCCTTGAAAACGTTTCAAGTGGCTTTTCCCGTAGAAACAGAGTTGCTCCAATACGTCAAACAACAATGTTTCCGACATTGTTTCTTGGCGTTCATCTCGGCAATAATGTTGTCGTCCAACGTAAACGTAACCATTGTGTTTTTGCAGGTCTGTGCCGCCGTAAATGGCTCTTGTTTTAGCCACGTTTTTTATGTAGCCGATTCCGCGTATTTTGTTGGTGGTGTTGTCTGCTTCCAACACAAATATTTTTTTACCCGGTTCAACTGTATTCGAAATCGGTACGGACGACGAGTACAAACATTTTAAATTTTCTCGTTGACAGTACTGTTTGTTCTCCTGGTATGTTTCCGTGGTGAAAATTGTAATCATCAATTCAAACTCGTCGTTGTGTTCCATCGGGGTTCGTTCTGGTTAAAGAGAACGTCTTTGAAACCAATCAATTTTTTGCTTTTCTAGTTAAAATAGCCTTTTATTAATCAAACCAAACATTATAGAAATGATTGCACTCGAGAAAATACCGGTGGTGTCGGTATATATCCAACCCGACGGTGCCATTGTCAGTGTGGTGGAAGAATGTGTGGCGTTGGAGGACGACGGCGAAGGGGGGAGCCTGTTCAGCAAACGGCGGTTGATTGATTTCGTTTCTTTGCGGAGAATTCGGGGGACGGGGGAGACGAGTTCTCTTCAGTACAGATTGGACGATATTTTGTTGTTTCATTTCGTCGACGATGACACTTGCAATGGCGGTGAATTTATGCACAGTTTTTCGGTTCTCGAGGACATTGTCGTCGAAGAATCGTTGCCGGAATTTCATTCGTTGTCTGCGATTTATCTGTTCTTTCGCGATTTCGGTGCGATTAAAAAGAATCCATTGACCATTTTGCCGGTGTCGACTTCTGCTCATGACCATATCGTGGCGATGGATTTAGACCCCAATCGAAGTACTCGCAAATGTCAAGTGCAGCCAAAAAGGGGGCGCATCAAGGGCACCAAGCGTATTTATATTTCTTGATTGGTTTTGGTTTTTGATATAAAGCGTCATCGTTGAGAAACACTATACATGAATATGAAACCTTGGATTGAGAAATATCGACCCATTCATTTTGAACATATTGTGTTGGACCCGGTCAATCGGCAATTGTTCCAAAATATGATTGAATACGATACATTTCCCCATTTGTTGTTGTATGGACCTCCGGGAACGGGGAAAACGACGACGATTATCAATTTGATACAGGAATACCAAAACAAACGGAACATCAAGAACAGTGGAAACATTATTCATTTGAATGCCTCCGACGAACGGGGCATTGATATCATTCGCAATCAAATACAACAATTTGTTCTCATCAAACATCTCTTTGATGTAGGGTTGAAATTCGTTGTCTTGGATGAGGTCGATTACATGACCAAGGCTGCCCAACAAGCGTTGAAGGAATTGTTGATGTTGCCGACAACTAAAAACGTGCGGTTTTGTTTGATTTGCAATTACATTAGCAAAATTGACCAATCTCTCCAACACGAATTCATTTGTGTTAGGTTCAATCAATTGCCCAAATATGAAATTTTTCATTTCATCAAAACCGTCGCCGCCAAGGAAAATTTGGTATTGGAAGACAGCATTATAGAAAAAATACATCAAATGTATGGCTCGGACATTCGAAGCATGATTAATTTTATTCAATCCGGGTGGACTGTGTTGGACCACCCCATTCATTCTGCCGTGTTTGTCGAATTGTTGACTGCATTTCGTTGTCCGTCAGGGGAAGGCGTCCGCCAGTTGTTGATTCGTCTTGCGCAACAATACAATTGTGATTTGCGGGATATTTTTCGATATTTTTTTGATTATGTGTTGCGTTCCACGGAGTTTGATGGAAACCGGTTTTTATTGGCGTTTTTAGATATTGTGGAAAACATTGTTCATCATCAATACAACGTACCCAACGATATTTTGTTGTCACGATTTTGTCATTTGTGGCGAATATTTGTTTGATTTAGGAGTTTGTGTTGTCAGGTTATTATATATCCATGTCATTGATTGCAGAACTGAAACAACGTCAATCCAAAATGAATTTGGTGGGTGAAGCCAGTGGGGGGGGAGCACCTAAAATTGTTCCACCTCCTCCGGTACGCGTCGAACGCGATACAGAAACCAAACGTGTCGAGAACACGGATATTGGTATTGTTAGTAAAATGGTCCATGAAATGGAAGACATCACCAAACCTAACAATACACTGGAGCAATTGTATCCATATCGGCGAAAGGACACTCGTTGGAGTATAGACGATATGCGTCATTCTGTGAAACCGGAGACGCCGCCGGTCGATGTGTCCAACTCACAAAACAGCCGGACTGGATGTTGTAGCGTATTTTGTTGCTTTTGTGGAAACACGATACAATACGGCAATCCTTCTTGTTGTTTTCTCTACGTTTTTTCCTGTGGTAATCAAAGCACTCGTTGATGGTCAATATTATATTCTGCCAAATTTCAAATTTCCTGGTTTTTCTGGGTCTTCCTTGATATATACCGAACCCATATGTATCTGACTACATCTAAAAATACCATCCATAATGAGGGCATTCCCATTTATACCTATGATTGGCACTCCGTTGGTTATTTCCAATTTATCGGTTTGCAGTCTAGGTGCAAAAAAGTTACTTTCTGTAAAAATGGTAGTACCATCTCTACCTTTGAGTGGTTTTGCGTTTTGTATTTTTACTTCTCCAAATGGATATAGTTTGGGGAAAAGTATTTCCCCTATATCGGTGCAAGATATCAGTGTGTATTCCTCATTTTGGCCATTTTTCAAATAAATTCCATCGGCATACAATCCGCCTTTAATGTATGTTTTGGAGCTGTATAAAGTCAAATTATTACCATCCGGAAAAATTTTGGAACCTCCGCCGTTAAACTGTATTGCAGCATTATTCAGGGTAATCCCCGTATTTAATATATAAATACTTTGGGTCGATGAAGCCATTTTCAATGGCCCATTGTTGATTTCAACTGTGTTATCTCTTGTATTTATATTCAGATATACAGAAGGAACGGACATTTTATATTGTATACAGAAACATTTTCTTATCCTTTTTCTTGTTTTTCTTCTTTTTTTTGGTTGTTTGTGAAAATAACTGCATGAAACTTTTGTCAAACTCTTTTCTACATGTTTGTCACACGCAGGCTTTTAACGATTGTACGTTTTTGTCCTTCAAATTTTCAAGCAATCGTTTTTCGCGTTGTTCATTATATATATTGAGTAAACATTCCTTGACATCCTTAACACCCTAACCCTAACCCTAACCCTAACCCTAACCCTAACCCTAACCCTAACCCTAACCCTAACCCTAACCCTAACCCTAACCCTAGCTTTAAGGTGGAGATATCGAGAAATGAGTAAGATATCAAGAAATGAGTAAGATATCGAGAAATGAGTAAGATATTGAGAAATGAGTAAGATATTGAATTTATTTACAAAATTTATTTTTTGGTAAAACTGAAACATTGCAGTACAATGGAAGAACTGAAGGTTGTCAGACGTTTGTATATTCGTGAAGATACTTGTTGTGTTTGCCTAGAAAATTACAACAAAACCAATCATGTAAAACTATATTGTACTTGTCCTGCCCCCTGTGCAGTAAGTGATGACCGCGAATTGGAAACTATTCTATAAAATTGATTGTTTTGCATTTTTACACAAATCTACACAACAAACAAACAAGAACCTGATAATAATGTATTCCATTTTGAAAGAAGCTCATACCGTTGCATGGTGGCGATGGGACGAATACGACGGCGACATCAACACTATAGATTGGTTGAAGGTCTGGCAGGATGTGTTGGACGACCCGTATCCACCGGCAGATACTTCTTTGAAATCGATATTGTTCACATTCGAGTTTCTCACGAAATATTTGCCGATGAGCATCGTATTTGAATATTATTACGCGCCCTTTTGTCATTTTCATGATTGTCCGTCTTTGTTGTATTCGCGTCTATGTTGCAATGGCAATGAGTGCATTTGATATATATGTTGTTTTGAATGTTGTTTTGAAATAATTAATAAAAATTGATTTTTTTTTACATTTATTGTTTTCATACCACACCAAAGAAACAATAACAATGTCGTCTGTTCGTACTCATATCCGCCGTTCTTCGCCATTTTGCAAGCACTGCAGCAATTTGGGGTTGGATTCGCAACATTGGTTGCGCGATATTCATACGGGGCGTGTTTTGTGTCCCCTTTTATTGAAACATGTTTGTCGGAAATGCGGGAAAACGGGTCATACAATGACTCGTTGTTTGAAATCGTCGTCCAAGACGTTGACGCCGCCGAAAACGAAGACGGTGGTGCTGGAAACGGTGCCGGAAAATATCTATGAAATGTTGGTTGAAGACTACGAGCCTACTACGTCTACACCGGAACCTGTTGTAGTAAAACCGGTGGTGTTAGAACGCCAACCAGTAATAGTGTTGCCAGTGAATGGTGTATCCTACGCGGATGCCGTAAAACGTGTGCTGGAACCGCTGCCTCCTCAGAACAAAATAATGGGTGGATACAAATTTGCGAAACACTGGGCGGATGAAACCTCGGACGACGAAGATGATGATTGATTGTGAATTATTTTATGCGTATGTGTGTAACTAAAACCTTTTTTTTATTCTGTCCATAAAACACCACAGAAAACTACTGTTTGCAAAAAATTGATTTTTTTGCAAGAATAGTAAAATACGATACACACAACCAAAAAGAAAACACGAAAAATGTCCTTGGAAACTGAAACTTATGTTTTCCCGAAAACTGAAACTTATGTTCAAGAAATGCCGGTCGTCAAGGCACCTCGCGTAAGAAAACCTAAATTGTCAGCAAAACATCAGATGCTTCAAGTGTTTGGTCATTGGATAATTGAGCAATTGGAACTTTCTCCCGATGTTTTGTGCAAGGCTCATCAGTTGCTGAAATTGAAAGATGAAGTTCCTTCGCAGATTGAATTCTTTACCGATTTTACGGAAAAATACAAAATTCATCTCGAAGTCTTTAAATTGCAAACACCCAAAACCAAAAAGGAACCAAAAAAACGGTCTTCCAAAAAACCTACTAACCCCAAAGTGGCAGAATTGGTTGAAATTGCACAACATTCTATCGAAGAAAGAATTGTTGTTGAACAACCGGAATCGGAAGAACTGGAAGAATTTGAAGAATTGGAAGAATTGGATGAAAATTTTGAAGAATTGTCTCTTATTTTGGTAGATTCAGAACCAGAACCAGAACCAGAACCAGAACCAGAACCAGAACCAGAACCAGAACCAGAACAAGAACCAGAACCAGAACCAGAACCAGAACCAGAACCAGAACCAGAACCAGAACCAGAACCAGAACCGGTGCGACAACCAGATACCAAGACCAAGACCAAAAAACCACGCATGGTCAAATGTAAACCTAAACCGACAGTTGTTCCGTGATGTGTTTGTAAATTAACGTGTTGTGTTTTGTAATTAACTTATTTTTTACGCAAATTGAATCATTTTTTTCTATATTCCAAAACGGGTCTTTTCATTGTTGTATGTTAAACTTATTTCATTGGCTGACAACGTTGTTTGTTCCATCATAACCACATGTTATTGTTAACATATGCCATTTTCCCGAATTTATAGCATCATCGAAAACATTATATAAATGCTTATTCGTCCATCATCTGTGTGCAAAGGAACTGTCATGAATGTGTTATCGCGAATTCGTTGTGGTGGTGATTCCAACATTTTTTACACAAAATTGAAACAAGTGTTGTGTTTGTAATTAACGTGGTATCGTTTGCTTCTAACATCACTGATGGTTTCAAAATTGCGGAGGAATCAATTTCCGGTTCGTAAAACTGATTCGAATCTTTTGGTCATAACTTCTTGCTTCTTTTTGATACCAGGATATTACGCTTTCACAATTCGATTCTATTATTACGCGGTCCTTTCATTCATTACTACTGCTGTATCGATAAATTATTGGAGACATGCAGCCGATGACTATTGCCGTACTTCTGATATGATTATTGCAAGACTGTCTTTTACAATTTACTTTTTATATGGTTGCCTCTTTCTGAAAGATTCTAACCTGTTGGTGATTGGAATCGTCGGTTGCCTGTCAATAATGCTTTCGTATGCATTGTCAACTAGATATTGGTACAGAGATGAATCTATCTGGGTCGTCTATCACATGTTGTTTCACTTAAGCGTGGCATGTGAACAATTTCTTGTACTCTACACTGCGTGAACCCTTGCGCACAAAATTGAAAAAAAAAAAGAAAATAGGAGAAAAACACTATATAGATGATGATGCATATTGCCGTTCGTGACGTTGCACGTTCGGAGGAATTTAGTTCTATGTTGCAAGAATTGAGAAATTTGGTGGATGTAGTAGAAATCCAGTTTGATGACAAGGGTATGTATCTTCAAACGATGGATTCGTCACATGTGTTGTTGTTGGAAATTGTTTTGCCGCATTATTGGTTTGATGTGTATGAAGTGCCGACCCCGATATGTATAGCTTTGCAAACGGGGTTGTTGCAAAAAATTTTCAAAATCCGAGAAAAGAATATGTGGTTGGATTGGAAGGTTGCTGAGGAAAACAACGATGTGTTGATGGTGAAATATTATGACAAGGGGTGTCCGCCACCAAAGTACGAGTTTGCGCTGCCATTGTTGGATGTTTCTCTTGGTATGTTGAATATTCCGGAACAAGAACACGATGTTCAACTTAAATTCAAGTCAAGTGTATTCGCAGAATGGATTGATAAATTGAATAAATTTGGTGGTGATACGGTTGTTTTTAAAATAGCGGAACTCCAATCCTCCGTTTTGATGTACACTTCGGGTGCCCTGATGGAATCCAGTACAATGACGGTGGATGCTACTCGCGATACGGAAGAATTTTTGGTGACGGCGGGGTTGGATTTGTCGATTTCCGTGAGTTTGAAATATATGAAGGACATTGTTTCGTTTCAAAGGATTGCCGAGTGTATTACACTCGGTATTACGGAAAACATGCCATTGAAATTGAAATATCCTTTGATTAATTTAAAAAATGATGGGGTCGAGAATGGTGATGGTGAGGAGTTGTTGCCGCATGTGACCTTTTATTTGGCTCCTAAATTGGATGATTAACCCTAAATTGGATGATTGGAATAAAAACGGGAAATGAGTAAGAAAACGGGAAATGAGTAAGAAAACGGGAAATGAGTAAGAAAACGGGAAATGAGTGTTGTGTAATAAAAATTGATTTTTTTACAATTTAACAAAATTCTCTCAAGAAAAAATGATACACCCCATTTACCCCAATCAAATAGATGCCAGTAGAATGATTTGCGATTCGTTCGTCAATCACCATAGGTATGTTTCTCTCATTGCGCAAATGCAATCGGGGAAAACGGATACTTTCCTGTTGACAGCATTTGAATGTTTGCGTTTGAATCGTGTCAAACATGTGATTCTCTTCACAGGAAACAATGATTTGATGTTGAAGCAGCAAATGCTTTCCTCCATTGAGCAGTTTTCATACAAATATTTGAGTTATTTGCATGAACACGACGATACAATGGCAATGGCGAAGACCATTGACCCGTTGGTGTGGTTCAACCAGTTCAAGCAATGGCAAGCCAGCATCCAAGTGTTGTGGCCGTCGGGGTTGAAACCGGCGGCGAAGGCGACGGATACCCTATTCATTTGGGAAGAATCGCATTATGCCCAATCCGTGAATATGTTGCCTTTTGATTTCCTCAACCATCATGGCATTCCGACCACGGGGGGCGACGAGATGTTGGCGCGGAACAACAATTTCATGTTGTCGGTTTCGGCGACACCCTTTTCGGAATACGCTACTGCACTCTTGAACCACCAAGACAAAACGATTGTTTATTTGAAACCGACGGAACAATATTATGGAATTCCATATTTTCACGCACATCAATTGATACAACCTCACAACAACAACGACTCCCATGATTTCGCCCGTGCTATTCTCTCTTGCGAGAAGCGGTTTCCCGGAGAGAAAAAATACGGAATTGTAAGAATTCAAGATTCCCAAACGGAAGAAACATTCCGGCGCATGGCTGAAAAGCACGGTTGGATATGCAAACATTACAATATGACGGTTCGGGACATTGACATTCATTTTACAAAGGAACCGCGAGAAAACACTATAGTGTTTATCAAGGGGGCATTACGCATGGGGCAGCAGGTGAACAAACGCTTCATTGGGTTTTGTTGGGAATCGTCTTTGCATTCGAATACGGATACTTTGTTGCAGAGTCTCTTGGGACGCTTGTGTTCGTTTGATGAGTCGGTTACGCGTATTTGTACATATATTCCTCAAACCATTGTAGAGAGTGGAGAGATACAGAGATATGTGGATTTCATGAATTGTATTGCCACCGGTGACACGGCGGTCGCTTTGACGGTTATGCCCCGGAATGCCATGAATATCCGGGTGTCGGTTTCAAACTCCAATGTTTTGATGGAGAAAAACATGAACGTTTGTTATGAACCAGGTGTTCCTCTTTATATCCCGGCGAAGTTGCTCTCGCAACCGTTGATATCATCGTTGAGGACAATAATGAATGATGTTGCTTCCTATCCCGACCTCGTTGGCATTTCGCAGACGGATGCCTCGGTCATGACTCAGAAAATGAGTGAGAAAACCACCACACACAATTGGAGCGGTGTATCTTATCGCAGCAAAATGAAAAAGATGGTTGATGCTTACATTTCGCGCCAGAGTTTCAAAAGTAGTAGTCATTTGGATGCGGTTCACGTATGGAAAGTGGATGTGGTTCATCCCGACTTTCCACAGTTCCAACCCGGTGATGTTTTTCTCGAGGTGTTTCGTCCCATTGTCAACACAAACCCAACAAACATTTTGAGTATTGACAAAGATACTGCTTTTATTCAACCACCACCAAAAATATAATTGATGCTTATTGTAATTTAATCCAATCATTTTTTTAATTTAGAGAGAGTGTAGTGGCGTTTATATGTTTTTCATATTATATTGTTTAACATTAATAATATCACCACAATTAAATGAATCTTGATTATTCGATGAATCGGGAATTGAAAAAATCATGGTTGATTACTGGGATAACCGGAATGGATGGTAGTTGGTTTGCGGAATATTTGTTGGAATTGGGATACACAAATATTCACGGAATTATGAGACGTTCATCCACGTTCAATACACAAAACATTGACCATATCTTCGACAAAATCAAGTTGCATCATGGTGATTTAACCGACTCTATGAATATTCATAATATTATTGCAACAGTCAACCCCGATTATATTGTTAATTTTGCGGCTCAAAGTCACGTCAAAGTTAGTCATGACCTTGAAAACTATACATTTCAAGTGAACACATTAGGTATTCTTAATATTTTACAAAGCGTTAAACGTCTTGAATTGGAAAAAACTTGTAGAATTTATCATGCAAGTACGTCTGAAATGTATGGCAACCAGACAGATGGGAATGAATTGTTGAATGAAACTTCGCCCATGCACCCGGTTAGTATTTATGGCATTTCCAAGAAAGCCGCTCAAGAAGTGTGCAATATGTATCGAGATGCGTATGGAATGTTTATTGTTTCTAGTGTATTGTTCAATCACGAAGGGTCACGTAGAGGACATACCTTTGTAACTCAAAAAATTGCGGATTATGTGGCAAAGTATGATAAAGTTAAAAATAGTGTCCAACCACTTCAATTGGGTAATTTGAATGCGAGACGCGATTGGGGGGACGCGAAAGACTACATGAAAGCTGTTTATTTAATGTTAATGAGTGATACGCCGCAAAACTATGTTATTGCAACGGGTGAAACCCATAGTGTAAGAGAATTTGTTGAGGTTGCTTTCAAAGAAATTGGTATTGATATGGAATGGATTGGTTCAGGAATCGATGAATTCGGTATAGAAAAAGGTGGTCAGGGACGGGTTTTAGTGCAAGTCAATGCCAATTATTATAGAGATATTGATATTGATTGTTTGATTGGAGATGCTACGAAAGCCAAACAAGTTTTAGGATGGGAACCGAATGTAAAATTTAAGGAATTGGTAAAATATATGGTAAGTTCGGCTATACATCGTATTTCTTGATTACACTATTTTGGACAATTTATTGTCATTGAATACGGGTACTGGTATTGTTAATCTTCTCGACCAATGATTGTACAATTGAATCGTTTTGTGGATGAACCAAAACAATGCGGCAATGGTCACCCCAAATACGACATGAACAAATACAACGATACGAAGATGATACGAACCTTGGCATATCAGATGCATTGGTTTCGTCGGTTTTATTTTATTGTTGGTGATGGTGATTATCATATTGGTAAATACTCCGCTGTACAATGATTTGACACATTCCTCCAATGCAATCCACGAGAAGTAGTATTCTATTGTTTTGTGTATATGAGGACTATCATAGATTGTGTTGTAATACAATTTGAAGAAAAACACGATAGATATCAATATCATCCATTTGCTGTCTTCGATTACCCATTTCTTGTAAAATGTGGGGACGTTCTCGTCGCGTTCCTCTTCTATATGTTCCATGCATGCGTGTTCAAACCACAATATACTGATGTGAAATACGACATACATTAGGACACCCCCGTATTCTTCTACGAATTTATGGATACTCATTGTTTTAATGTTCATTCTGTGTTGTTGTTGTTGTTGTTGTTGTTGGGATGGGGCGATTGGTTCAATTTTTTAACCATTCGTTTGGAGGTGTGTCAAAATCATCACACAATGGGGCTGGATGGGAACATAACACCCATTCGGGTGCCATGGTCCGTGGAGCCTGTCTGTGAACCATCTTGACAACATGTTTGTATTCTCGCGCAGAAATCATTATAGAATGGTTGCAAATTTTCGCATAACAATTTCTCGCAGATTCTCAGAATCTTGTATAATGGTTGCAATTTCTCGCAGATTCTCAGAATCATTATAGAATGTTGCAATTTCTCGCAGATTCTCAGAATCTTGTATAATGGTTGCAATTTCTCGCAGATTCTCAGAATCTTGTATAATAGTTATCATTATACAATGGTTGCAAATTCTCGCGGAATCATTTCAGAATCATTATAGAATGTTGTAAATTCACGCGGAATCATTTCAGAATCATTATAGAATGTTGTAAATTCACGCGGAATCATTTCAGAATCATTGTATAATGGTTGCAATTTCTCGCTGAATCTCGCGAAATCATTTCAGAATCATTATAGAATGTTGTAAATTCTCGCGGAATCATTATACAATGGTTGCAAATTCTCGCGGAATCTCGCGAAATCATTTCAGAATCATTATACAATGTTGTAATTGTCTCGCGGAATCATTATACAATGTTGTAATTGTCTCGCGGAATCATTATACAA